AACTTGACCGCCTTCTCCGTGCTCATAGAGGACTCCATCGTACTCGATACTCTCGACCCAATTCCAATTCGTGCCTAAGACTTCGTTGTAGGACTTAATCCACTCTCTAGGGATAGCTGATGAGAACGCTTTGCGCATTATTATTCTATCGTGATTGCCGATACATACGTCAGCCTTAGGAAATGCCTTAGCCCAATCCTCGACCTTCTTGACAGCGAGAGCAAGCTCAAGCCCTCCTGAGTGTCCGTTAGGGTCAGTCTCGTGATATGAGCTGTAATGGTTGTCGATGATGTCTCCGATAAAGATGACTTGATTTAGATTGTGCTTCTTGTAGACGTCCTTACAGAATTTAAGATACCCCTTGAGGCAAAATGGCTCGTGTAGGTCTCCGATTACTAGGATGCGCCTCTCGTCCTTTGTGAGGTGCTTATATGCCTCTAATTTCTGTCCGTTGAGTCTTGGTCTCATATAGGGCTTAATACGTCCATATCAACAGCGGAGTCTTTTCAGGGTCACAATCGACGTGAATGAAGGTGTCGGATATGCCTATACGATTAAAGCCTGCATCGAGGAAGGCTTCGACCATTAAGAATCGGCTGTGCGAATTAGTGCATCGGATGTCTACAGCCCATCCTAAAAGATGAGAGCTGTTTTTAACGCCTCCGACGGCTTTATTGTGCTCTATTGTTCTGAATCCTGACGAGATAATCATAGGACTCCCGTAGATGTCACGAGCTACGTCTAGCCTTTGAAGGACTTCCTCCTCCATCATCTCTCCTGACCCCTCTAAATCGGGGGAGTCAAACTCTTGTATTTTGAACCACTTAAGCTCCATTAGAGTCCCTTCTTTGCTAGTAAGATTTTAAGCTCTTGGATTCCTTCTATGCACTCCTTGACTAATAGCTTAACCTCGTCTCTATCAGCTTCGAGAGAGTATATTCTACCTCTTAATCTTTCGACCTCCTTTGTGAGGGTTACATATACGCCTATCATCGCTCCGAGAATCGGGATGAGGTTGAGGATTATTTGAATCTCGATGTCCATTTTTACTTAGCCAATTTTTAAGGAGTTCGGTGCTTGTTTTTCTATTCACGAGAAGAGATAAGTTTTGAGAGCTGTTGCCTCGCCTCCGCTTATCGTCATTCCGCTTTGATTGTAGGTCTCTGTTATCGGTGTCATCTCTCCTGCAGAGTTCGTTGAGTATTCTACGAAGAGGCTTGAGTTATTGCATAGGTAGGTCACTAGTCGCTCTGTGTAGAATTGAGCATTCATCCTCGCTCTTTCGATTTCTCTGTGCAAGTCTTGGGGGGATATTGGAGTCGTATTCTCTGCCGACCTTACTACGAGTCCTCCGTTGTCGATTTTCGTGTAAAGAGAAGGAATCAAGTCGACCATAGTCCACCACGCCACAGCCTTCCTGACATAGTCATCCATCAGGGTCTGATAGTTACCCGTTAAAGAGCCTCCACTCACGTCTGACTTGAGCTTATTTAGAAGGTTAGTGCCTAGATACTGCTGAATGATTTTGTCTTGTACTACGATGACGCTAGGAATCACATAGGAATCCTCGACAGACCCGTTGAGATTCGTGAGTCGTTTGAGGTAGTCAGGGTTAACGAATAAGACTTCTGCTGTTAATGCCATTTGATATTAATTTCTAGGGGTTGTCCAATTTTTAGGCTTCAAAAATCCTCGTTTATCTCCGCCCATATCACGAGGACGCTTTGCAACTTTTGGGTCGTTTGGCTTAAGGGGGGCATAGCCTGCCTCTCTCATTATTTTCTTAGCTTGATTGACTGAGATTTGCTTGTTTCCCTTCCTGAGGTACGTCCTTCTCTCGAAGTAATGTTGGCAACTGCCACCGCCCTTATATAGGAACAAATCGTAGGTCGCAGCTCCGTTCTCTCCCCATCCTCTATTAACGGCTTTTTCGCTCGCAAGGTCTATCTGTTCCTTAGCCCAAACCTTATTCCCTGCAGCGACCATTTTTTGACAGAAATCTCTTGACTTGTATTCGTACTTTTTCCCTTTAGTGTTTGTTCCACTTGTACCCGTCTTTTTAGGCATATAAGCATAACGAATTTTGATGAGGTCGTTATCTTGCTCTTTTGAACGTGGAGAGGGGTCGCTCTCAGGGCGTCCTCCTGCAATCACACTTGCAAAGCTCCACATTGCATCCTGAGCCTTCTCTTGTTCATAGTCGACCTTTCTAGAGTCGATAAGTTCCCACTCATCTGACTCATCTTCTCCTGATTCAATCAGGCTGTCGAGTGCTAGATTTAAGTCAAGCACTCCCTCGTCTGATAGCTCTTGCTTACCACAGCAAGGCTTCTCACAGCAATCCTCAGGCTTCTGTTCTAGCTCACAACACTTGTTGCCACAGCACTCATCCTCTTTGAGAGCAGTTTTAGGCTCATCTACGACAATAGGAGTGAGCTGACCTATCTTAACCACATCATCGACCCCCGCTGCTCTAAATAGGCTCTTGAGGGCTTTGTTGACGATTCTTTGGAAGGGTTGGATAACTTGCTTATCGAATAACTGAGAAGCTACGGCAAGCTCTTGAGTATTGCCTAGCTGTCCTGCCGTCTTAACCCCAAACATCGCACTCGAAACGACTCTGTGACCGACCATAATTTTATCCGTTACCTCAGTCGATAAGAATTGATATTGCTTGTCAGCATCACTTAGGGGGAAAGGCTCAAAATCAGGCTTCCTATCAGGTTGGTCTGAGAAGGTTATGATGAATTTTCCTGCATTGGTTGCTCCTGCAAGCTGATTCTCGATGTCTGTCCTGATTCTCGTCCTCTCTTCGGGAGCAGGAGTTCCGTTTTTGAAGTGGATAGTAAAGCTAGGGGCTAGTCCGTTCTTAATGTTATTGATGTGATAAGTTCCGATTTCCTTATCTAGCTCAATATATGAGATTGACCCCTGATAGTCGCTTTTGGGGTAGTAGAATGACCCTACCGAGAAGGGCTTAACATACATTATTTGAGTCGGATGGTCGTTGCAGTCCTCAGGGTCGAAAGCTCGGACGCATTGGGGGTCAATAGATGAGTCAGACCAATCACGAGAATAGTAGTAGAAGTCTACCTCCTCTCTGTCGTTTACCTCTCCTGAGCGTACATTCTCAAAGGGTAGGTGTCTAACCTTAGAAATCGTACTTCTGTCGATTGAATAGATGACCTCTAGAGCGAAGCCTCCCTGAATTTTAAGGTCTAGGCAAGCCTTTCTGATTTCATCGTTTAGAGACCACTCCTCAGCCTTCAATAGGGCGTCTACAGAGTCGGTTTTTACTCCATCCCCGAAAATCATATAAGCAATAGACGTACAAAGGGCGTTGTGAGTTGCTGACTTCTGATAGAGGTTGACTAAATACTGAGGATAGAGGTTGTTATCTCCGTAGTTTATCCACCCCTTTCCTGAGGACTTTTCCTCATAAGATTGCTCTTCGTATTGTGAGAGAGTTAGTAGTTCCATTTGTTATTCGTAATATACCACGTTGTCGGGAATAGTGATTGAAGGAATTGTCCACGCCTCATCCCCGATTATCTGCATTATCCCTCTCTGACAGAAGCCCACTACCGAGCTGTCTGTAGGGTCGAGATTAGAAGATGAGGTCTGTCCGTAGATAGTGAAAGTGTAAAAGCCTGAGTCCTCAATTTTGATGCTCCCGTTAACAGCGTCGTCTACATTAGTGCCTATAGTTGCCGATGTATAGCGTGAATTATCTGCTGTAGTGTTCAGAATAAGGCGGAAGGTCTTGTCGGTTGCCATACCCTTAAACTCGATAAGGTACTTAGTGAACGTCGTGAGATATTTCCTCGCTTGGAAGGGGGAAACATAGAGCGTCTGTGAGGCTGTATTTGGTTGAAGTCGAATCATCTTAATCAAATAAGGGGAAGCGTATGCCTCCCCCTATCCTTAATCAGTTAAAAGTGTTTGCTAGGTTTTAGCTCGCTGTGAAAGTCAAGTTTGAGCCACCATTATCCAAGAATGGAGCAGGGATGCTCTCTTCTGCTGTGAACTCGTACTTAAGTCCGTTGAAGTCACCCATTGCAGTTCCTGACTCAACAGACCCTCCTGAGACCTCACAGCCTCTAGTATGACCCATCAAGAAGTAATTATCATTGACGTCTTGAACAACTATCGCTAGGCGTCCCTTTATCATATCTTGGAAAGTCGAGATGTCCGTAGCTACCTCGTTAGGGAATACACAGCTCACAACTTGAGTGTAGAAGATTGTTCCGTTCTCAGTTGACGCATTAAGCGTCTGAGTGAACGTCCCCGTGTTCTTGTGCATATCGTAGTCCTTAAGGATAGTCGCAGCATTTGCGTCAGCAACTGCTCCTGCAGCTACAGCGTTCCACATATTATCAACGAATGATTTAGTCGCATCAGAATTATAAGAGCTAACTACCCAAATCTTTTTAATGCCTCCGAGCGAATCCCTACAAGGTAAAGCTCTGCCGTTTATTGTCGTGCTACACGCCATTGAATTAGAGATTGTGGAGTTGAGAAGAGGGTTGCCCCTCCTCTCTTATCCGAGTTTAAATTTAGCTAGAACGTCTACAGCAAGCCATAGATGCCTCGTCAACTATTTGACATCCTGCATCGAATAACATAGCTACACGAGTCACAGCATCTCCCGTCACGCCCGTAAGGTCTAACATACGAGCCTCAATCATATCAGTCAAGACGTTAGTACCGAAGTAGATGTTATCTAACTTAGTTAGGATTGCCGTGTCGTTAGGGAAACCTGCAGGAGTAATGATTTCATATCCTTTGAAGCGAGCAACTAGACCATCATTTAGGAATGGAAGGTTATAAGTGCCTGCTAGAGCCTCGTAATAAAGCTGTGCACTCTTACGAGACATAATTAGCTTTGTCTCAGGGTCTCCTGCAATAGTATCAGGAGCTGATGTAGTAAGCGCATCTAACTTCGTAAGGATGTATGTCGCTGTAGTTGCAGGTGTTGAACCTTGCCACGCTCCTGCGTTTAGGTTTTCGTGTGTTCCTGCTCCTGCAACATACTTGTTCATAATACCCTCAAAAGAGTTATAAGCTCCAGTCGTGCCACCGTCAGCGATAGCGTACTTTCCTTGCCACATATTGCGCTCTACGTCCTGAGATACAATCTTAGCAACGTACTGAGAGATAAAAGCTGCGTAATCCGCAGGGCATCCTGCAGAAGCTCCTCTCATTTGAGCAGCAGCCCAATCCTGAGCTAACTCATAGTTACATATTTGCTCGTTAACTTGAAGCTGACTTGTTGTAAGCGTTACGTCGCTAAGGACTAAAGCTCCCGCTGCTGTAGTGAACTCACAAGTTCTGTCTCCGATTGCTCCTCCTGAGAACTTTTTAAGGACAGCCTCGTGACGTACATTCTCCAGAACAGAGATGTATCCTTTAGCTATAGAATCTGCGCTTAAAATCGCAGGTGCGACAAAGGGGGTAGCTAACTGCCCTACGTAAGTCGTGTTGATTGTTGCATTTGCCATTTTGTAATTGTTTAGGCTTTATTGAATTGATTAAATAGAGCCTTAATACGCTCTTCTGTTGAAAGTTTTGTCAAGTCTACAGCCTCAGTTTTTGGAGCTGTAGGCGTCACACGCTTCACGCCTTCTGACGCAGCTTGTGACTTTAATTCTGTAATCTCAGTTGACTGAGCTTCTAGTTGAGCCTTTAGCTCTTCAAGTTCTGTCTGAGCTGAGTATTCAACTTTCTCCTCTTCCTTCTCTCCCGCTTCTACTTCCTCAGCGTCGATGACTTCACTCTTCTCGTCAAGTCTCGCTTTAAGGTCAGCGATGCCGTCCTCAAGGTTTTTGATTCTCTTCTCCATACCTTCCCAATCCGCAACGTCAGCCTCTTCTGCTAACTTCTCCTGAGCTGACTTTTTCTTTTTAGGGGGAGGAGTTTTTGCCGGTGGGTCGCTCTTTGGTGCTTTACCGCCTTTAGGAGGTGTGCCTCCATCTCCTATTCCTGAGTCACCGCCTTCTCCAGACTCGCCTTCTCCTTCTCCTTCTCCTCCTCTACGAGGTGCTTTTGAAACTTTACCACCTTCTCCGATAGACATTTTTGAGCCGTCGTCGAGTTCGTAGTCTCCCTCTGGTAAAGGTATCTTCTCACCTTCCTCATTGATGATGTACACCTCAGCTCCCTCTTCAAAAGATGCTGCGTCCGTGTAGATGATTGTTCCATTTTCGAGGACTGCTTGAGCCTCTAGGTTGACCTCAATTTCTTCCGTCTTAAGGTTGACGTCGAACTTGTTGAACAAGTCATTGATGCGTTCTGATAATGTCATTTTTTGGGGGATATATTTATATAACGATTTGAGGGGGGTAATCCTTACAAATTGCTGAAAAGTTTTTTTATTTTACATAATTTTATTGCCTCTGTATCTCAACGGGAATAGGCTTTTCGATTATCTCAAGAAAGTAAGGGTCTAATACCAGAGAAAGACGAAAGTCGCTTAAAACGGCTAAAAAGTGCCTTAAATCAAATTTTGTTTATTTTCGTGATTTTGGATAATTTTAGTCAATTCTGACATCAATTTCGATGACTTTTTTGCTTGCATTTTGTCGATAAAAAAGCCCTCAATAGAGAAGCCTTTTACCTTGTCGGATTTGACCCAATCTTTCCAAATTGCATCATTATCGACTTTGACAGAAACCATCCAACTACCCTTCGGAACGTCTAAGCCGTAGAGCTTGGATTTGTCCATTTTAGGGTCGTCAACTATCCACGACTCGACGACATTTAGTCCGTTTAATTTGTGCTCGTGTTCGAGGGTCGTGTTCCCTTGATTGCCGAATTTGAAAAATAGCTCCATCGCTCTCCTGATTGTTCTTTTAGAAAAGTAGACGTGAAATTCCTCTTCTCCGTTGTGACGATAAATCGGCTTATCGGGGATGAGTGCTGCTCCGATTAGAATACGTTTTTCAGCGTCGGCTTCCGCAAGTGTGATTTTGTCCTCGTTAAGGGCTAAGAAGTTTGACTCGATAGCAGGCTTCGCTACTATTGAGAGGGCGTCGATGCCAAATAGCTCAGCCTCTTCGTCTATTACTAATTCAATTATTTTCATTTTATAATACTGTTTGGTCTTGAACAAGCTGGTCGGCTTGCTGCTGATTAGTTACATTTTCTGAGATGACATAGGCTTGCATTGAACCTCCTGCTCCCTCTCCTAAGAATCCTAAATCTATCTGAGGATTAGCACTTGCTGCTTGACTAAGGTCACGACTACCCTCTGGAGCTACGTCGGTAGGCACATCGTCAGGCATTTGTCCTGAGTCGAATGTCGACTTTGCTATGACGGCAGTTTGAGCGATGCCCGTCGCAAGTGCTACCGCTGCTCCCGGAAGTCCTGCGGGTATTCCGAGACCTCCCGCCGATGGAGCGATTGCTCCTATAACTGCCGAAGCTGTGTTAACAATAGCCGAAGCGATGCCGAGCTTTTTGTTCTTTTCAAAAGCCTCTCTCCTTCCCTCTTCTGTGTCGGCAGCGAAGGCGTCATTGAGAGACATCAGGGCGTTCAATCCTGCTGCTGCATTATCGAGCCTCCCCTGAGCCACTTTTCCGTCTAGCTTTTCCGAGTCCTTTGCGTGTTTTTTCTCTATAGCTAAAAGAGCAGCAGTCCGTTGCTTTGCAATTTCTGTCGTGTCCTTCTCGTACTTCTCAGCGATTGCCTTGAGCTTGTCAAATTTCTTATTTGCTGCAAAAACTTCCTTCTCCTCTTCAGTCATAAGACCGACCTCTAGCTCTTGGAGTGCCTTTTTTCTGTCAGCAATCTCCTTATCGGCTTTAGCTTGAGCGTCGGCTGCATCCTTCTCATCTTGCTTTCTTTTAGTTTCCCTAGCAGCCTTATCTTCATTTCTAAATGTAGTTATCGAAGTCTGTAGTCGCTTTTGCAGTCTTAGCTTTGAGGTCTCTAATGCTATCAGCGCAGCCTCAAGTTCAGCTTGTTCTTGCTTGTCCTCTTTTGTTGACTTACTTAAGGAGTTCTCTAGCTTCTTAGCCTCAAATCTAAGTCGAGCTATACGAATCTCTTTGTCTGTCATCTCCTCCTCTAAAGCTGAAGCCTCTTCTAAAAAAGCAAGTCTCTCTAAGGCTGAGTATTTTTCCCTCTGCTCAGCTTTAAATCTAAAATCGGCAATCTCTCTGTCAGCGTTTGCTCTGTCGACGAGGGCTTTCCTTGCGAGCTTGTCAGCTTTCGCTCTGTCGTCGGCAATCTTAGCAGCCATCTTAGCGTCAAACTGAGCAGCTACTCCGAATCCTTTAATCTTTTTAATCAGGTCATCATAGCCCTTAATTAAGCTCTTTGTGCCTTCGATTGCATCCCCGACTTTAGTTGTCAAATCTTTGACTCCAAGAGTCGCTTTGCCTACAGCATTGACAGCCACCTTCCCCGCTTCGGCAAACTTTCCCTGAAATAGCAACTTAACAGCTCTACCTAAAGCGGGAATAAGCTCCATCATACCTTCAAGACGAGTCAGTAAATTCTCTTTAAGTAATTTACCGAAGTCTTTAATCCTTTGTAGAGGGTCAGAGAAGAAAGCGACGACTTTAGGAGCTAGGTCAATTATCCACCCTCCTAAGTCTGCTATAACGTCAAGGATGTTGTTAATTAGAGAGCCTACGACAGCCGTAATTTTTGCCCACTTATTTTGACCCGCCTCCGAGCGTGTAAAGGCTTGACCTAATGCGACTACAGCAAGCACTAAAGCTCCGATGCCCGTAGCCATCACAGCCCCTCTCAGGGTCGTCATCATTCCTATAGCCTTCCGTGCTCCTGCGACCATCCCCGACATAGCAGTTACAGCCCCGCCTCCAAAGGTGTTCATCGCATCCGTGCCGAGTCCGACATTGCTATTCAGCTCTTTCTGATTGTCGTCAGCTTCCTTAGTAGCTCCTGATACCTTCTCTATATCCTTCGCTGCCTTATCAGCCCCTTCTGTCTTGATGCCGAAGGTCATCCATTGCTTCATACTCATAGCAGCCAATTAATTAAAGAGTAAATCCCGTAACCATAAGCCGAGAGATATACTAGGGTTAAAGTGTAGTCTAGAGCGTAGTGCCACAACGGAATCCTCTGAGATTTTTGCTCTTGGGCTTGTAGTAGCATTATCGCTTCAAGTATATAACGTCCTTTGTCCATATTCCTTAAGTTACTGAGGGGGGTACTGCCTGAG